GACGGGCCTCTCTTCCGTGTTCTTGCCGAGGCGTTTCATCGCACGGACTCAGGGGAGCCGCTCCGGCTGATTATCAATATCGCTCCACGCCGGGGCAAGACCAGATATACCTCGACAATGTTTCCCGCTTGGTTTCTGGGAAAGCATCCCGAGAAGTCGATGATCCAGGTATCGAACAAGACCGATCTTGCCGAGAAATTTTCTGGTGGCGTTCGGGATTTGATTGCTAAACCCGAATACCAGAACATCTTTCCGGCCACATCCCTGCGCAGGGATAGTAAAGCGAAGGGCGACTGGCGAACAACGGCCGGCGGAACGTACTATGCCGCTGGCGTCGGGGCGAAAGTCATGGGGCGAGGCGCGGACGTGCTGATTATCGACGATCCGCACTCGGAACAGGATACGAAAACATCCGGTGCGGTTGACTCGTTGCCAACCAAGACGCACTTCGACGAAGTATACAACTGGTTTACCTCCATCCTTCCCCGCGTGGAGCGGGGCGGATCGATCATCATCGTCATGCAACGGCTGACGCCATACGATCTGACCGGACGACTGATGGATGCGGTGAAGAACAAGGAAACAGCGGACAAGTGGGAAGTCATCAGCCTGCCCGCGCTTGAGCCTGAGTTGACACCAGACGGGGAAGAGGTCAAGGACGAAAACGGCATCGTTGTTCTGAAAAGCACATGGGATTTTTACAGTACTGAATCGTTGCTAAAGCTTCGCGCGTCGATGCCGCTGTGGAAATGGGAAAGCCAGTATCAGCAAAACCCTAAGCACGATGCGTCCAGCGTTATCAAGCGAAGCTACTGGAAGTGGTGGGCGAGAAAAGATGACGGCACCGTGGATGAAAACAAAAACCAAAATCCCCCACGATTCGAGTACATCATTCAGTCCTGGGATACGGCTGGAACCGCGAACACCAGAAGCAACTATTCGGCCTGTACCACGTGGGGAGTTTTCATCGCCCACAAGGACGAAAAGGACAGGCCAACATACAACATATTCTTGCTTAATGCGGTGCGCGGAAAGTGGGAGTACCCGCAACTCAAAGAGAAAATCATCGATCAGTACAAAAAATTCAAGCCGGATTGCGTGCTTGTCGAGAAAACGAGCGCTGGGCTAGCTGTCGTTACAGATCTGCCGAGGGCCGGTGTTCCGATTCGACCGTTCGTTCCGAGAGGAAATCAGTACGGATTGCGAGGCGATAAGTTTGTCCGTGTCGATGCCGTCGCCGATATGTTTCACAGCGGTATGGTATGGGTGCCGATACGCGACTGGGTAAAGGACGTGATAGAGGAATTCGCCACGTTCGGATCTCCTGGGGGGAACGACGATTACGTCGATAGCACAACCCAGGCGCTCATGAGGTTCAGGGAGCAGGGTTTTATCGTGCTGCCCAGCGACGAAAAAGAACGGGATGACGAAGAAATTTATGAGACGGTCGGTTCGTATTACTGAAACATATGGAAACCTGATACCATGGCGGCATGATGTTCCGTCAAGAGAGGGACACCTCGGGGACCTTTCCCCAAGAGGGGGTGATGTCATCGGCGGCAGCGCAACCGGAAATCGAAGTTGTGATAGAAGAAATCCCTCAAGAAGAAAGTTTTGAGGTTCGTCAACTTGACGATGGAAGTATCGTTCTGGAGTCCATCGACCCATCCGCGCAAGAAATGGACGTGCCGGTTTCCCATTCCGACAACCTAGCGAACATACTGCCGGATGAAAGACTTTCCAAGATAGGCGGCCAGGTTTTCCAATGGAAAACCACGGATCAAATTGCTAGGGAAAAATGGCAAAACGCATACGCCAAGCAACTCGATCTTCTAGGGCTGCAACTGCCGGAAGAAAGAACGACGCCATTTCAGGGAGCTTGCGGATACATCGTTCCTGTCGCGACCGAGGCTTTAGTTCGCTTTCAATCGCAGACAATTCAGGAAATTTTCTCACCGGACGGACCGGTTAAGACTAAGATTCTCGGCAAGTCTACAAAGGAAAAAGAGGAACAAGGCGAGCGGGTGAAGAACTTCATGAACCGCGAGTTCACGAAGACCAACCAATACCGCAACGACACAGAACGATTGCTTTGGAGTATCGGTAAGGCCGGTTCAGCGTTTCGAAAGATATGGCCGGAAAAGAACATCGACGGGACAAGGACGATTCGTTCCGCGTTCGTCGCCGCAGAGGATGTATACCTTCCATACGGGACGCAGAGCTTGGACAGAGCCGAGCGAATTATTCAAAGCGTTCGCATCGCTCCGCATGAACTAGAGCGAATGCAGCGCTCCGGCATTTATCGCGATGTTCCTGTCTCCGAAACACCTGACTACATCAATCCGGTCAAGGAAAAACAGGACGAGATCAACAACGAAGTCGATCCGGCCATTGGAAGCAATCCTGTTATCTACGAATGCTCATGCTATATCGACGCCGAGGATGAAGGATTCAGATCCCCTTACCTTGTCACTATCGATTCGGCTGGCAAAATTCTATCGCTGTACCGGAACTGGCGCGAAGACGATCCAAATCGTACCAGGCTGAACTGGCTGGTGCAGTACAACTTCATTCCGCCAGACGATACACCATACGCTTATGGCGTGATTCATCTGACCGCACATAGCGCGAAGACGGCTACGGGCGCATTACGAGCGCTGATGGACGCAGCCACACTGGCGAATCTATCGGGCGGGTTTAAGCAGTCTGAAGCCAGGATCAAAGGCGGAACGGTAACCGTTCAGCCGGGAACCTTCAAGGACATCGACTACTCCGGCAAGCTTGCCGATGCGTTCTTTCCCCTTCCGTTTCAGCAACCATCGCCTGTCATCGCCGGCCTGATTGAAAAAGTGGTTGAGGATGGACGTAGAATCGGATCGATTCCGACCGCCAAGATTTCCGATATCGGTTCGCAAGCGCCGGTAGGCACCACGCTAGCGTTGATGGAAGACGCGAACATGGTCGTTAGCGCCGTTCAGGCGCGCATCTACGCTTCTCTTCGCGAGGAATTCCAGATCTACGCGCGGCTATATGCAGAGATACTTCCCGAGTCCCATACCTATGAAGCGGAGGAACGGGAAGGGTTGATTATGTCCGATGATTTCGATGAACGGATCGACATCATACCGGTAGCTGATCCGCGATCCTCCAGCCGTTCGCAGCAGATAACGGCGTACAGCGTGGCAACGCAATTGTCGGCGCAGGCTCCGCAGGTTTACGACCTTCCCCAATTGCATCGAGCCATCCTGAAGGCGGCGGGCATAAACGATATCGACAGGATCGTTCCGGATAAAACCGAGACGGCTGCGCTCGGACCGGAAGCCGAGCTTATGGCGATCATGACCGGTAAGCCGGTTAAGGCGCACAAGTGGCAGAACCATCAAGCGCACATAACCGTGTTGATGGCCTTCAAACAAGATCCGGAAACCGCTAAATATGTCGGTCAATCCGTTAACGCGAGCGTCATCGCAGCCGCCATCGATGCCCTTATTCAAGAACATTACGCATACCTGTTCACCGAAAAAATGGAAGAGAAGCTTGGCGTAGTTCTGCCACCGGTAACGGAACCTCTTCCGCCAGAAGTGGAACGCCACCTTGCCGAATCGAAAGCGGCTGCCGCCCAAAAAGTTCTCGAATCCGATAAGGCGGCTGCCGCCCGCCAGGAAGCCGAAGCAAAGGCGCAAGATCCAGTTATCCAAATGCAGCAACGGGACCTTGAATTGCGCGCCGCAGAGATCGCACGCAAGGGTCAGGAAAGCGCGGCCAAGATCGATGCCGCCAATGAAAACGCCAGACTTCGCGCCCAGATTGAAAAAATGCGTATCGAGTCGCAGGAAAGAATTGAGAAGGAACGATCAATCGATTCGATGGAAAAATATCTCGCGGAACTAAAAGTCGAAACTCAGCGCATGAGAGACCAGCGTGAAAAGTTGAAAGCGGAAACCAAGCTTACCCAGGCCCGCACGCTTGAAATTGTAAGCAACATGAGCGAGGAAGAGAATGGAAAGCCTGAAGAGGGAATTCCTCAAAGCGGTGAATGAAAAAATAGAGGCGCTGCGCGTTAACGCAACCCGACCGGATTCGTGTGCCGACTACGGCGCATACCAGTTCGAGGTTGGCCGGATTAACGCACTTGAGGAAACCAAAAATCTTTTCCGTGAAGTATGGCGTAAGAACCAAATCGACACGGATGATGACGATAGCGAGTGAAATACGGTCCGCATAGCGAAACCAGTCACCGTTACCATTTCATGTCCAGTATTTATCTGGCACAGGAGAGCACAATGAAAACAGAAGAGAAGCCGGTGGATTTATCTTCGAAGGTGGAAAACACTTCAATCAATCCACCTTTCCCGCCGCACTTGCCTATACCGCAAGGAACCAGGTTGCTTGTACGCATGTACAAGGAATCGGAACAGATAGAAGGCACTGGGCTGTACCGGCCTCAAACGCGGCAAAGCGACGAACAGGAGGCCGCTATCAAGGCTCAGGTGATCTCGATGGGTGCCGACGCCTATCAGGAAACCCTCGTCAGCCCGACGAGTAAGCCATACTGCAAGGTTGGCGATTGGGTCCTGATTGGATCTTTCGTCGGCAATAAGATTTCCGTTCAGGGGGAGTCCGAAGATTACCGGATCATTCAGGACAAAGCGGTGATCGCCACACTCCCAGATCCCAAAATCATTGCGAGGTTCAGCCATGCCTAACGAAATCAAGATCATCGAAGATGACGATGACGATATCGAATCGAACGAAGAAGACGTAGTTCACCCGGAATCAGAATCGGGTGACGAACAATCCGAACAGAAAGCGCTTGGGGCGGTTGATGTTGTTATCGTCGAAGAGGGTTCCGAGCAACAGGAAAAGCCTGTCGAAATCCCCGGTGACGCATCCGATGAAGAGGTGGACGCGGCGCTTCAGTCCATTACCGGAAACCCTTTGTTCGGTCCATGGAAAACCGCACTCCAGCGCACCAGGGCGGCAAGGGACAAGAAAGCCGCCGAAGTCGAATCGGAGCGAATGCGGGCGCACGCCATGGCGCAAGAGGCGAACGATGCGCTTGTGTACGCTAACCAGATCAGGCAGGAAGCCGAACTGGCGAAGAGGCAACTGGAACAGTTCACTCCCGAATACAAGAAGGCAGTAATCGGGCATTTGCACAGCAACATTCAAATCCTGCAAGCGCAATATCAAGCGGCGGCTGAAGCCGGTGATTACCAAAAGGTCGCCGAGATCAACGCCAACATTGCGAAGCACGGGCCTCCATCCCAAGGCTCTTTTGCCAATGGGATTGTTCAGGTTACCGGCCCGCTCGGACAAGGAAACCCAACGATACACCCATTCGTTCGTTTTAGGAGGATCGGGAAACTGTCCGTCGATTACGGAACGCATATCGATCCTTGCCATTTCACGATCAAGTGTCGCGGGATCGGAATACATC